GAAGTCTTCGTTCAACTCAGAGAGGTCGTTCTTGAACACGTATGACAAGCTTTCTTGTTTACGTGACCATTCGATATAGACCTCTTCTGCCTTCTCATTATCGAGAAGGTCTCCGACCCAAAGAGTTGGATCAAAGATCATGTTTGCAAGAATGAATTCTTTTGCATCCTTGCGTTTCGAGAGTTTGTAAAACTGAAATTTGTCTTTACGATTCTCGAAAGAGAGTTGAGAGGCCTTCACCTTACCATTGTACTTAAAGTAATCATAATCAGTGGTGAAGTGCCTCTTCAGCGCGAGATAATACATATAGATCTCAAAGGCATCTCGCGTTGAATATACAGACATTAGATTGGTAACCTCTGTGTTCTTTCTACTAGGTTAAGTTTTTCGGCGTCTTCATGTACTCGAGCTTTGATGATCTGGCTTCGACGTACGATGTCGCCAATTACTTCAATTTCTACTCCGTGAACTTCAGCATAATGAACTAGTGCATCGATGTATGAAACATCTTCGTTCACGTATTTGCTGACTTCACGGAGAATACTTTCCGCTGTCAGTTCTATTTGCATTATCCGTGTAACACCTTCACGTTGATAGACCAGTTTTCCGCGGCGTCTTCAACATAGTGAATAGATTTTCCAGGAAAGGTCTCGGTGTAAAACTTGTTTCCGCCTTGATCGTAATAATCGATATAGTAGTAATCACCGGCGGTATTTCTCATTACTTCGGCTCGAGCTGAATGAGCATTTTCTTTGAAATATGTTGATATAAGCATGTGTTCTCCTATTTTACCATAAAGCCCAAGCGATAAACTGGGAGATATCCGTTTGAATTGTCGGGGGCTTCTATATAAGTATAACCTATTTTTGTATAAATGTCAACTATTTGTTGCTCATCGCTCCAAACAGGAATCAGTTCTTCATAGTCTGGATCGGGAGTATCACGGAAATGAAGCTCAATTACCTTGTCGCCTATCATCTCAACGTTGACGATATGAGCACCTGAGAACATAAGTTCGTCCTCAATACGTAATGGCATTGGGATTTGTTTGTCAGAGCGTGTCCAACGCTTAAACCGGAATAGCTGATCTACGTTACGTTCAGCTTTAAAACATGATTTTTGTGAGTAACCATATAGATCTTCTGATTCATATGTAATAGAATACTGGTCACCATCGAACCATTCACACCAGAAGTATCCAGGTTCTACGCTAGTACGATCTCCAGCTTCAATCCATTGCCTTCTGGCGCCTACACTCATACCGTCAAGGTTATATATGGGTCTTACACAGTAGTAACCAGAAGCCTTCGGAGGGATGCCTCCAGGCCCGCAATCATACCCTAAAAATTCAGCCAGATATAGTTTATTAAACCAAAGTCTAAGATGAGGATATTTTTGCCAAGCCTGGAAGTCTTCCATTATTACCTCAATAAGAGTTTTTGATATTTATTCGATACCAGAAACCATTTCCTGAGTTGCTGCGAGTTCTGGGTCTGGCACAAGACCGTACTGAGCAAGAGCACCGTCTGGACCAGCCATATCGTCACTTACAAAGAACTCAACGTATTCTTTAAGTCCAGGAATAACACTGAGATGTGCATTCTTCACATAGAAGTAAAGTGGACGGCTGATAGGATAATCACCACTTGAGATTGTTTCTACGCTTGGTGCTACGCCACTGACAGTAGTGACTTCAAGTTTATCGGTGTTGTTCTGATAGAAGCTAAGACCAAACACACCGAGTGATGTCTTGTTTGCGTCAAGGCGAGCAAGGGTTTCTGTATAGTCGCCATCGATGTCGACAGATGCGCCATCGGTGCGAACGTTAACACAAGCTTTCTTCTGGTCGTCGTCTAGCTTTTCAACACTAAGAACTTCTTTACAACCAGCTTCCATAACCTTCACGTCGAATACTTCACGTGTTCCATGTTTAGTACCTGGAATATAAGCAAGAATCTCTACTGCTGGAAGAGAAGGATCTACATCGCTCCAAAGCTTTGCAGTGCTGTCGGCATGTAGTGCGGTGTATAATTGTGCTACTGTTAGGTCTTTGATACCAAGCTGACCGATATTCGAAGCAAATACAATGCCATCATAACCAATACGAACTTCGGTAACCTCACCGATTACTTCTTCACACTTGGCCCATTCTTCATCTTTCATCTTTGATGAACTATTAGCAATATCAACTGTATTCTCACCAACGCCTTCGCAAAGTTTTTTGCGACCGGCACCAGAACCACCACCTTCTACAACAGGCGAAGGAAAGTCAAAGTTTTCACCAAATGCTTCTGCTACAATGGTTGCATATGGTAGGACTGTAGATGAGCCAGTTACTTGGACGTTATCTCTTGCAAATGCAGTCGATGCTACGGCCAAAGCTAATGTAGTGCTAAGTAAAAGTACTTTCATTCAATTTCTCCACAACGAGAGGCTTGCGGTTTGCTTCCTCACATGATAAATTTATACCATGAATGTAACAATTGGATTAAATCTGTATTATTGTTTTGTAAAAAGTGGAGCTAACCATGGCTCCACACGGGTTTATTACGTAACCACCCGATATTAATGTAAATTAGAAGCTAAGCGATACACCAACGATGCTGTCGATATACTCGAAGCTACCGTCGAAGTTGTTCTCGAGATATGCTTCTACGCCTACCTTACCAAGGCCAAAGCTTGGTACGTATGCTGCACCAAGAACTGCACCTTCAAAAGCGCTACTATCAAAGCTAATAAAATCTGAACCATCATAGATAGCAAGATCGGTTTCAGCCCAGACAGAAAGTCCTTCAATTGGAGCGTATCCAAGAGTTGGGGTCAATACAGAGGTAGCGGTTGTGGTATCAGTATTATACTCAGTGACAAGCTCGACGTCAAGAGCAAGACCGTTGCCAAAGTCAAGGGCAGAAGCGGTGGAAGTCATAGCGACAAGAGCGGCAGTAGCCATCAGAAATTTCATCATTTATATTCTCCTTAGGATTTGTTTGTGGTGGAGTTATTAACAAAGGCGTACAATGCAGTAGAGCGGTTCACCAGTTCGCTCTCGTTGTACATCTTCGGTTGGTTTTCGTCGATGAATTTATTTATTACATCGACGTTGCTATTCGAGGTTCTAAGTGTATCAAGCTTCGCAAAAAATGCTTCCTGTTTCATTTGTGTCTCGCGGTCAAGCATTTCTTGTGCCATCTTCATGATATCAAGACGAACTTCGTACGGGTTCTTATTTCCCTGCATCTTTGTCACCTACAGCGGCTTTACGCTCAGCGTCGTTGAATGCCGATACAGTGTAAGAATCCATAGTGGCCATACCAGAAGCATAGTCACCCTTCATACGAGAAGTCATTGCAGAGGCTGAACGGAAAGTCTCAGCAGCATTAGCAGTCGAAAACTGCATTGTATTGTTATTGTTGAAACCCATAGCTGCACCGGCATGGAATGCATCGATGTTTGCACCAAGGAACATGAAGCCCCAGTTCTTACCTTCTGCCTTTTCGACCATCACTTTGATGTCTTCGTTACGGAAAGTGCGAGACTGATTCTCTTCGCCGTCAGTCAGAATCGTAATGATCACCGATTCACGATCTGCTTTCTTCTTTTCAGCGAGAAGAGTGGTGATCTTCATCATGACGCCACCCATAGCGTCAAGAAGGTTGGTGCCACCGCTTGGGCGATAGCTGGATTTGTCGAGGGGTTGAACCTCACCTACGTCTTGACGATCAAAGATCGCCCGAACGTCGTGGCCGTTGAACTTGTAGAGAGAGACCAGAGTCTTGATGCCGGTCTTTTCAGCGTCTTCTTTCTGAGCCTTCAGATATTCGTTGTAGCCAGAGATGGTTTGTTCCCAGCAGGACGACATCGAAGAGGATTCGTCAAGGACGAAGATGATGTGCGAGAGATTCGGATTCTTGCCGGCACGTTTCGGTTTGAAAGCTTGGCCGAGATTTGCTGGTTGAGCGATTGGCTGAGTCAATCCCATCGTAACAGTTCCAGGAAGTACAGAAGTAGGTTGAACGTATCCACCGATGTATGTTGGGATAACGGATGCTTGCGCAGTAATGCGACGCGAATTTGCCATGTAAATGCCTCGTGTGTAAATGTGTGTTGTGTGTAAGCGAGCCCGTTCTGTTTCTAGGTGGTGCCCATACCCACAGGATTATGCGGCTAGCGCGTAAGCCTTAGGAGCAAAGTTTTCGTTTGCAGTTGTAATTTTCTTGCGTTAACCGAGCTTGCGCCGAGTAGCTCCATCCTGCCTAGTCCGCCTGTCGATCCTATTTCGAGCCCATCAAAGATACACTCGGATAATCCTAATGTGCTGGCAGGATTTTACAGGATAGCCAGCACCCTCTATTGGTATAGCCAAGTGAAACTTGGAACCTAACCGAGTGTATCTATGGTGGACCCGCTGGGTACCGCCCCCAGGTCCAGAACGTGTTCAGTGAATATCATCACTACAAGTCTATTTATATACTATTTACTCGTTAATGTCAACAAAAAAGTTAGTTATGCTTTTCTAAAACGTTTGCCATGCCATGGTTTACATTAGCATGACCCTGTTCATCTTCTCTTACACGAATGACTACATCACGAAGAGTCGACTCTTCAGGCAAATCATAATAGTCAATTGCGATTTTTGGTGCTGGGATGTTTGCAATTCTGCCAGAATCAATCTCTTCAAGATACTGTGTATAACTCACGACGGCTTGATCTTCAAAATACCCGATCATGCGATGAGCAGTCTTTGGAAAGAACACGTAGAGAACAAAGTAGAAATGCCAAAAGACAAACTGTGCGAAGGCAACAAGCGTTCTTTCAAATAAGCTAGGTTTAGCAATCTCAATAAAGATCATGAGATGCATTCGTTCGTTCTCTGCTTCTTCTAACAGAGTTTTAATCCAGCCCCGCTTATCCGGTTCCATCTTCCGCAGACTACGAAGATGCTGCCACATGCCGGCAACCATTCCAGGCACGCCTGCGACAGTCTCAAGTACTACTGCTCTGTGACCGTAACGCTTTGCAAAAAACGTATCTGCAAACCAACGAAATGATGCAGTTAAGCCATAAGCTACCTGATCTGAAATATTACTTGGTTTTACTGGCATAGGTCTTCATACTTTGTATGGTACATGCGATGTGTACTTCTGTCGCCGCTGTACGTGCTGTATGCGAAAATCATCATTAAATACTTCATAGCTATCCCTTATCATATCGGCGTTGTTTCTCGAGGTATTCTTCGTGTCTAGGCGTAGATGGAGCTTCTTTTTGTTCTTCTTGTTTCTCCATCGGCTGCCTCAGACGTCTGGGTGCTGATAAATATGAGAAGCTCTACCTTCATTAAATGCGGTTCCAACATAGATCGAGTGTTCTGGAACAACACCTCCTGTTGGGACTACAGTGAACGTCACGTCAACTGGCACTACAGGCTTCTCGAGTGTTTCGTACCAAACGGTGGGAATGCCTTCTCGTTCATGTGCTGTAAGAACTTTGAATGCACCTACAGATGTTCGGATAGTTGCACTATCACCAGTAATCTGTACCCTTTGTACAACTCGAGTCATGCGTTACTCCTTAGCGATAAAAGATGTGATTTTCGATCTGAGTAGTCTCTTCAAACGATTTACGCCACTTCGGTTTAACTGAGTCAGCGTGATACATAGTTGCACCCATCGTCGGGTCAAATGAAGAACCATACGTATTTATAACAACAGTCGCGACTAGTAATGCTTGTTGGTACGATTCTTTATTTTCAATTTCATCTGATTTGCCATCACAATACCAAGAGAACTGGCATTGGTTACGACGAGGCTGCCCATCTTTTCCAAGCCGGGCTTGCTTGACTACATCGCAAATGTCTTCTGGATAGCGATCATCGTTTGCTCGGTTAAGAGTTACATATGCAACAGCTCTTTGACCAAGTTCAGATTCACCCTTTGCTTCGTGATAAATGTTAAGAGCTAAGCATTCACGCTGCTCATTATAATTTTCGATGGCTGGAACATCAAAGTCTGGGTTATATGATGATGCTACGGCATGTGGCAAAAAGGAGATTATGGCTGCAGCCACTAAGGCTGAGCTTACGTTTACTAAAAATTTCAAGGGGAAATTACCTCTGTTGTTTCTTACTTTGGTAAGAATATTTATTCCACCGAAGTCATTGTGTCAACATTTAATTCTGCAACGAGCAGAATTCTGCTCATTCCTTATCTTCAATCCCGATGATGTCGAACTTAACAAGAAGAGAAAGAACGTTTGCATAACCTTGGATGATAAGCCATGGCAGAGCTACAAAGGCAACATAGGAATACGGACTCATGAATACAAGTACTGTCATAGTCACGTAGATCATGTAAACCATCAAGAGATGCAAGACATCGAAGTCAATCGAAAGCGCAGCTTGAGATAACCCGGTGAACAGTCGACCGGCTATGAAATAGAACATTGAAGCGAGAATAGCAAGTAGAATGGCGGTAAATTCAATCGCCCATTCTACTCCATAAGTGGCAGCCAAAGCAGCTGCCACTCCAAGATACTTAATCACTTCTTTACAGCCTTTCTCAATTCACCACCTTCGAAGTTATCCATTTCGAGGTAGTGTTGCAATACAGGATTGTCTGGTTGTAGCTTGTGTAACTCACGTGCAAACTTTTCAATCATGTCGTAGTCTAGCTGAGTCTTAATGTGTTTACCCATGTTATTTACCTCAGAAGGGTGATTCGTTGCGGTAGTCGTCGTCAGGATTAGTAGTGATATGAGTCTTACCGCTCGGAGCCGTAGCAGCTGCATCGATCTTCGTGTAGAGATCGACGAAGGCAGCTCGAGTATCTTCATCGAAGCGAGAGACACAGAGGTCGATCGACTTCTTACGATCTTTGAAGATCGCGAAGGTCTGAGCAATATGGCACAGTCGACGAGTCGAGATGATCTCGTCAATACCACCATCATCAAAGGTCTTGCGAATAGCAGACGACCACTTCGTCAGGTTCTCAGCGAAGTCATCGTCGACTTGGCCAAAGAGTTCCATGTGCTTGACGACGATCTTCTTCTCAACAGGAGCAGTAGGGTAGGGTTGTTCCATCGTGATAGTGAAGCGCTCAAGGAAAGCTTCGTCGATGATAGTGGCAGCAATGAAGCGGCCATCCTCGGAACCTTTACCCTTCGTGTTCGAAGTCGCGATGATGTTGAAGCCAGCAGCAGGAGTCACAAGCTCGCCGGTCTTCTTGATCAAGACCGGCTTACCTTCGAGAACACCTTGAAGAGCCATCAGCTTGTTCGAACCACGGTCGATCTCGTCGACCAGCAGGATAGCGCCGGCTTCCATCGCTTTGATGACCGGACCCTTCGAGAAGACAGTCTCGCCATTCACCAGACGGAAGCCACCAATCAGGTCGTCTTCGTCAGTCTCAGGGGTGATCTGGACACGGATGTATTCCCGGTTAGCTTCGGCACAAGCCTGTTCAACCATCATGGTCTTACCGTTACCCGACAGGCCAGTGAGATAGACAGGATAGAACATCTTCGAATCGATGATGGTCGAGATGTCTTTGAAGTGGCCCCACTTCACGTAGGTTTTGACACGCTTCGGAATGTAGGTGCCTTCTTCGGAGAGGACGATCGTCGGCTGGACCGTGGCAGCGGTGTTCAACGGAATAATTTTTGCCGAGAAGTCGACAACGCCACGTTTGGCCGGAACGGACTTGATAGCTTCCCAGACCGTTTTTGGGCGGAAGCCGTTTTCTTTGCCGAACTCGAGAAGTTCTTTACGAGTGTAGGTGTCTTTACCACCATTAGCAGCACGAACAGTATTGATGAAGTTTTGAGCGTCAGACATGAGAGTCTCCATAATTTAGCCATTCACTTATTCTATATAAGTCAGTTAAGAGGAAATGTCAACCCCTTAACTCACAATTTCTGCAAATTTTGCAGCGATCAGTCGACCCTGCTTGCGCTTGAAAGCCTTGTTAGTAAAGGCCGAAGCAATCTCGCGAGTGTCTTCGCTCAGATCATCTTCACTGTCTTCATCCTTTGAGAGAGAAGTGCCACCAAGAACAGTGAAGATCTGACGGTCGTAACCGTTGCTACGATCAAGAACTAGACATCCATCTTTGTTGACTTGAGCAAGAGCGTCAGCCAATTTTTGAGGATCACGCGCACCAAGCTGATATTTGATATCACTAGTGGAAACCAAATGGTAGTTCATAGTGCGCACACCCATGTTACGAAGACCATTCAGAATACTAGGAGTAGCAGCGCCATAGCCATAGTCGACGGTGATCTTCTGACCCATGATATCGATCACTCTATTCTTGAACCCGCTACGAGTGTTCTTGCTGCCAAGGTCGATACCATTCTCGATGCCGATACCATCACCTTGGCCATCCGTCAGCGTGATGAAGTTCATCTTTTGGACATTGTGCTTGACCCTGAAGTCAGCAATGTGGTGATACATAGCAAGGATGGCAGTGTCGAGGGGAGTGCCACCCATTGTTTCAAGAGCGCCCATCCATTGACGACGGTTTGAGCAGGTCTGAGCAAAGAGAGACTTGAAAGCTTCTTCGTAAACTTTCTTTGCCATCGACGAGTCGATAAGCTTGAACACATGTGTGTTGCTCATGCTAACTGCAGTCAAGTCGGCTTTAGCTGCAAGAACTCTACGCTGATAGTCAGATCCTACGCCGTAGGGGTTCGTGAAGCCATAGACTTCGAAGGGGATATTAACCCGCTTGCAGAAGGCAGAAAGAATGAGAACTTGTTTGATCACCTTTGGCAGGATAGACGACATCGAACCAGAATAGTCAATCAACATCACCATGCCATGCGACTGGTCGTCGTCAAGGTGAGTCACCTGCTTGAAGAGGTTGTCCTCGTACTTGTACTTGTGAAGAACGTTGACGTCAAGCGAACCTTTCGTCGAGGTCCGAGCCCGAGCGAAGCGACGAGCAGTCTTGCGCATCTCGAACTCTTTCACCATCACAGCGACAGAGTCTTTGATGTCAGAAATAAAGCGAATGTACTGCTTGGTAGGAAAGTCAACCGAGTCGACTTTCTTATAGCGGCCCTTCTTCACAGCTTCGTACTGAGAAGTGATCGCATTGGCCAAAGCTTTGCTCGGGCCTTTGGCGTAGAGAGTCGATCCTCCAGCATTGAGTGAGTCGACTAGCGAGCGAGCGATAGCGGAACGGAAGAGGGCGTCAGTTTCAACACCTTCGATATTGTCTTCGGCATCAACGGTGACGGGAATATCAATGTCTTCTTCATTCTTTTCTTCTTGTTCTTCTTTGAAGCTTTCGGTGTCAACTTCGATCTCAACATCGCCGTTAAGGATAGCTTCCTTCAGCTCTTCCGACATTGGCTCAGACTTTTCGCCAGAATTTCCATTACCTCTGCTAACGATGATCTTCGAAGGAATACCCATGGGAGGCTTAATACCAGCCTTCTTCATAGCTTCTTCCAGCTCTTGTTGAGCTTTGATAGCAGCGTCGAGTTCATCTTTCATGAAAGCATAGAGTTCACGGCAAGAAGCAATAACATCATCCCAAGTCTCAACGGCCATAGCGCGATCAACGTATGGTTGTTCTTTCTTGGAGAACTTGACTTTCACCAACCCACGGCTTTTCGAGAAGATGTTGAGCCGGTTCATAAACGAGAGTTTGTTAACGTTTTCGTTTTTGATGCCAAAGAAGTCACGATCAAGAAGATCTTGGTAACCGCGCATGAAGGACCCATAAAGACCAGGGAACTCACGAAGCACTAGCTTTTCGATGCGGATATCTTCGACGATGTTAATATACGAGCGAGGGCATCCAGGAATTTCGCTAGTCGACTCGTGCCAACCAGCGGCAGGAGTATGCAGAGCGTGACCAATCTCGTGACCAACGAGCAAATCGTAGAGGTCGTTCCCAACGTCCTTCCAATAAGGAAGACCAAGGATACGACGCTCTACGTCAAAGAATGCGGTGTGATGGTTAGTCTGTTCGACCGTGATATTTTCACGTGCAAGAAGACGAGCGAGGATAGACTTTTTGGCAATGTTTGTCATGTCAGGTTCCTTTCTGAAACCAGTCTATACTGTTTATCCAGAGATGTCAACAAAAAAGTGCAGGTTATTTCACCTGCACGTAAGCTTTGTTCCAGTCACCAACCGACAGCGAGAAGTAGTAGGCGGTATGAAAGTAGTCGACCATCGAGTCTGAGTGATCGAACCAATCTTGACTCTTGATGATGTCGAACATCTTCGAGAACATCGACTCAAATTTGCCAGACAAGTAGAGGTGATAGTGGTTCACCTGAAAGTGGCCGTTAGTCGTGATCTCAGAAAAGTCGATCGGACCTTTCAGAATGTTGACGTCAACACTCGTGTGATGGCTTTTACGAACAGAGAACTTGAAACCTGGAAACTCAGCTTTGAGACGATCGCGAATGTTCTTCACTTCTTCAGTCGAGATGTAGGCCATGATGGCACCTTTCTGTTGCTTACTATATAGATATAAGCACTCACTCGCTAAATGTCAATAGGCTTTAGCCGTTATTTTCTTCTTTCGGCAAACAAACTGCGTAGACTCGAGCGTATCCTCTGTTGGCAATAGTGTAGTCGATCGAGTAAAGATTTTCGAGTTCTTTCGCAGCGTACTTACACATCGTATGAGTCTCGAACTCTTGAGTGGTCATCTCTACTTGTGCGGCTCCACTGAAGATAGTGAGAAAGAGTACAAATACTCCTGCAGAGTCCATCATTAGTTCAGCCCTTCGTATTTACCCATAGCGACCCAACCAAAGTTGTCGCAGAAGTAGCAGACGCCATCCTTCACTGCGATATCACCAACAGAAGTACTCGAGCCACGGCGAACGCGAGTCACGAGATTATCATTCCAGAGGTTAGTCGACTCGAAGGCTTGTTCAAGATCGTCAGTGTCGACTTCGTACGCCTTCGTAAAAAGTTTAGCGTATTCAGCTTTCCACTTTTTAAACCCAAGCATGAGCGAGGTCTTTGCGAAGACGTTGGGAACGGCGTCAAAGCCACGGGCATTTGCACTGATGACGTCGTTGTCAGAGAGGGCAATCTGGTAGATAGCGATCATGAGAAGCTCCTTTGCTTACTATATAGATATAAGCATTCATCCTGCAAATGTCAATACCTTTCGATCAAAATACGCACAATTTTTTGAATATCTTCAAGAGTGCCAGACTCGATGAGCGTTACCATTTCAGCCTTTTTCTTATCGTGGTAGATGTTCATGAAGTGCTTCTTCGCTTCCATCATGCTACACCCAGTTTCATCTCGATAACGAAACACATCGGCAGCACTAAATCCCCATTCGTTCTTCTCAGCGCTGTAGTTCATGCTGCCACCTTAAACCATTCTGGAATTGAGCGCTTTGACCAAGCCATCTTGAATCGAGCCTGTTTGGTCTGGTAGAACTCACGATACGAACGAACAGGATCATTCTGGTGCATACACTCGGGATTCGCTTTCATCGCCAAGGGCTGCTGAGTGAGATACCCAACTGGAATATTACGAGGAAGCTGTTTTAGCTTCTCACGAAGAAGAGTATCGGTAGCATGAACTTTGCCATAGCGATAAGTGTACTCGTCGCAGAGAGCAGCAAAGTGAACCCAGTGCCATGTGTAGTTGTTGTTTGACACCATCGTCCAGACGGTACACGGATGGCCGACATGTACCGCTTTGTACAGCACATCTTCGCGATCATCTGGAAGTGTCCAGTGCTTCGACATAGTCTTACCGGACTTTGAAGGAGCACGCTTAAGAACACCGTCGAGCATACGATGAGCAGTTGAGAGCATTTGAGCAGACTCGACAATCATCTTAACGACGTGCTTGTCGCATTGAAGTTGTGCTGCAAGAACTGGATCTTTATCCAGGATGAAGAGATTCATTTGTGGTATACCTGATTTACGCCGAGAAGGCCTAGCTGTACAGATTTAATATGATAACAGACACATGTCAACCGCTTTTTGCAGTTACAGACAAAGCCATCATCGTGCATAACAACTTCGCAACCACGAAATGGCCAAGCAGTGCCGACAAGATAAGAGCCTCGAGTCGTGATCTTACTATGTTGAAAGTATGTCATGATAAAGTATAGACCATGATAAAGACTAGCACACCTAAACCAGCGCCTAAAAAGATGCTGGCGATAAGTCCCCAGATAATTGCGTTGAGCAGGTCATCATCACTTAGTCGCATGGTAGTACGCGATCAGTTGTTTGTCTGCTGCCGTCAATTTCGAAAGCTCGCTCTTGTCTTTCAAGCGAGTCAGACGATCCGACAACGAAGCAAGAGCGTTGCTGATTGTGTCGTTCTTGTGAGTGGCGGCCATTGCCGACATGCCGTGCGAGAGTTCGAAAAGAGTACGTTCAAAGGTCATGATATTCTCCTTAAAGGTCAGCCATGGTCATGAGACGGTCGAGGCGAAGTTCGAGGTTCTTCATCTTCATAGTTGCAACATCTTTCTCGACGATAGTCGAGGCTTTCATCAGGTCTTCTTTGGCTTTGATGAGAAGGTCGGTGAGGATCGTGACGATGTCAGACATGTTCTACTCCGTTGCTTACTAGTTAGATATAGTACTTAGCGACGGAAATGTCAACCAGTAAAATGCATTTTTTGCAAATTATTTTCTTGTTGACAACTTTGGCAGGTTGTGTATAATACCTATAAGGTCTTCAGAATACTCTGATATTAGATACTGTGTATCTCTTTGTATTTGGCTCTTAGCTGTAGGAAGCCTGGTAGCCAGTTCAGTGGCTGTTCCACAAAGATCTGTGGTTGTTCATCGTCAACCATGACGAGAGTAACAATCTGTTTGATGGGTATACCAGTCAGCTCATAGAAGGCTGCAGCATAAAATGCTTCTTGCATAAAGTATCCATGGATCCATTCTGCCTTCTTCGGCTTTCGAGAAGTCTTGAAGTCAATAATGGATAGTTGACCATCAAACTCTGCAATCAAGTCGACTCGACCAGCAGTCTTAATCTTTCTTGAGTACAAAGGTGCTTCTTGAAAGTAGATATTGTCGACTCGAGCATCGAGCACTGGCTTCAGAGTGTTGAATGTCATGATATTAATCGGCATACGTCCTTTGCCATAGTCGACTTCGTTGTTGAGATAGTTCTCAGCGATAAGGTGTACATCAGATCCACGATTCGCTGCTTGTGTACTGATGCGCTTCGCCTCTTCTTCACCTACGCGCGCCTTCCATGCTTCGAGGCCGGACTTATCTTGGACTCCTAGCACTGTTGTGACTGAGGGAAACTTCTCACCTGTAGGTGGAAAGTAGAAACGCCCAGTTGGAGTAGTATCACAACCGAGCTGATCGAGTACGATTCCATGGTTTACATGGTTAAACATTAGATTGGTTCTTTCGATATTTGGAAACAAGGAACTCAAGCGTATCTGGAATATGCTTGAAGAATCGAAGTCCTTCTTTACCATTCATTGCAAATGCTTCTTCACGAGTGACATGCCGCCACTCATCAAACGTCTTGGTCTGACAATCAATACTTATATGTTCGTCCATGATGGTTACATCATACGTAAAGCCAGTGAGCACGATGGGCTTCTGTGTAGTCTTACGAGTGATGTTGGCATATCCATCAATTACAAAATCACCATACACCCAGGCGTCATCATGCACCTTTGAGTGTCCTAAGATTTCAATTTTACCGAACACCTGAGCATTGCCATACACTGCTGTAATCCCATCGACGATGGCTTCATCATATACCATGGCATTTTGAAAGACACTTGATTGGCCTGTGACGAGCGCATCATCTGATATCTTTGCGCTGTCGTATACGTTCGCTTGATCTTTTACTCTTGCGTTTCGGTCGACTCGTGCTTTATCGTATACAAGTGCGCTATCATATATCCAGCAATCACCTTCGTGCGAAAGGTTGGCTTCACTTTCAACGAAGCCGCCAATATCTCCTTCGCTTACATCTGCAAAGTCTCGAAGTGCTTGAATCGCGTATAGTTTCTTTTGGCCAACTCGAATGTCGATATCACGATTGAGTTTGTACTTAGGTTGATGCATCATCCACTTTAATTTCATTAAACGTTAATTCAAACGTTGGGAGTTTCACTTTTTTCATATCAGGCAAATCTTTCGAATACGAAATAGATACATGTGGTTTGTATTCTGGCCAGGCATCTTTCATATCATAGGTATCTTCATAGTATTTTCTGAGTCTCGATATCGCTAGTGACTCTACCTTCAATACCGGTATGTCATTATTAGCTCCAAGCATCATAATGTCAACTACTTTTGCGCTGTTCGGAGGCGCAATTGGGTGTTTACGATTCGGAATGTCGTGCTTTGAAGTAGTAAAGAAGATCGTTGTATGAAAGTCGAAGTCTTCTTCGTCCTGCTTTGTGCCATCGTACTTTGTTGTCAGATCAAAGCCGTTTTCTTTTGCCCACTTTCGAAGCTTACGTTGAGTCGCTTCATCGTATTGTACA